TATACTCTCTGGTTCAAACTGTAGACGCATTAGTGAATTGTTGTTTAAGGACCGAACCATACTCGACATTGACGAAGCAGGACTTTTTTGTATGCATCTCGGTAAAGACGGGGAGTGGACGGCAGACTTGATTGAAGGCGGAAGGTCGCCAGAAGACATTGAAAAGAATCCAGAGGCTTCGTAATGGAAAAAGAAAAAGACAAAGGCGAACTCTGTCACATTAGCATTTGTGTCGCAGAGAACGGTTACAAAATATCCTGCTCTTACGAGGACGGCAGTAGCCTTTCGGCTCGCGCTGGGTGGGTGCCTACCTCTATGAGTTGCAAAGATTTTGTAGAGAAGAGCAAGAAATCAGTAGTGGCTCGCGTTGAAAAGATTTTAGATGGAGATTGCTCGGCATAGCCGAATAGGAGATTACAATGTTCGAATCAAAGAAGACGCCGGGTAAGAAATTTGGGTCAAGTTTTGCTGGCAAACGGTACGACGAAGACCATTCACCCGATGGAATGCACAAGATGAGTGGCGAGGAAAAAGAGTCTCCTGCGGAAGATGCAAACGAGAGCAGCGCAGATGAAGCCAATGAATCCCCAGAGACGAATAGTCAGGATGAACAGAATCCAGACGAGGAAAATAAAGACACAGTGCATCCCGTTGTAGCGGAGCACGGACCTGCTCATACAATTCATATCAAACACCACGAGGGTGGCAAGAGTCACGTCATGGCGCATCATTCGGATGGCCATACACACATGAGCGAACACGAAAGTCCTGAAGACGCACATAACGAAGGTAGGAAGTTGGCGGGAGTTCCGGCTGATGGGCAGGCCAAGGATCATGATTCTCCTTACCACCAGGGCAAAGATCAGGCTGGGGCTAGTTCGGAAAATGATTCGTTCGTCATGCCTGACCTTGTCTGATGGTCTGGTATAATAGATATTGAAATATCTCAGGGGTTGCTCCCTGAGCTAGCGTGGGAGGAGCCACAATCTCCTCCTGCGCGAACCTATTGTGGAGGAAAACAATGTTTTATACATATTTGTGGTTGCGAGAAGATGGCACGCCGTATTACGTTGGAAAAGGAAAAGGCAAAAGAGCATTCAAGAATGACGGGGAACGAACGGTCAAGCGCCCCGAATGTGATTTCAGAATAATAGTGCAGCATTGGGCAAGCGAGCAAGAAGCGTTTGCCATGGAGCAGTTTTGGATTGCTTTGTACGGAAGAAAAGATTTAGGAACGGGAATATTGAGAAACAGGACGGACGGCGGTGATGGACCGTCTGGAGCTAAGCGGTCAGCAAGCACCATAGCAAAACTGGCAAAGCGTATGCGTGGTAAAAAGATGCATACCACCCCGCACTCAGAAGAAACAAAAGCGGTGTTAGTCACAAAGATAAAGGCACTATGGGAAGACACAGAGTATCGTGACCATATGGTTGCTGCCCACAAAGATCAGGGCAAAGGTAGGAAACTTTCTGAGCACACTAAAGAATTGTGTAGAAAGAACCACAATCCTGATAGCAACAAGAATTTGTGCCCGCGTCCCATAACTACCCATTGCAAACGAGGACATGAACGCTCAGGTACATGCAAAATTTGCAAAAGCATCACAAAGAAATTACGTAAGGAGAAATAATCATGGCGGCGTTCAATCAGTCGGGAAAGCAAATTTTTGTTGGAGATCAGTGCTCGATTACAGCCTTGGTCGTTTCCACAGCCACGTTCGGCAGCACTATTCCTTCGGGACTCGCAAGTGTGACCTGTGAAACCGCGTGGTCATCCGCAACGTTCGTGGTTCAGGCTAACGATGCAGAAGCCGTTCAGCACACTAACGACGCTGCGCATCCAGCATTGTCAATCACTGGGAAAAACTATGGTGCCGCACAGGATCAGATTAGCGTATTAGGCACGGTCACAGCAATCACAGGTAGCGGAGAAACTGCCTCGTTAACTGTGACCCTTGCGTCTTCAGGTTTAGTTATCACGGCCCCCGCAGGCGCAGTGCAATCTGTCGCTGCATACGGTGGGAGTCAGTAACATGCCGTTTCAAAGTAAAGCACAGCAAGGATTCTTGTACGCCCACCCCGAGAAAGTAGGGGGAAAAAAGAAACTGGCAGAATGGTCTGCAGCTACAGACTTCAAACATTTGCCAGAGAAGAAAGCTTCGGGCTTGGGTAGGAAGAAACCCAGAAATTCGGACTCTGACTATGCCTAAAACTATTTTCTCCATAGTCAAAGAACCTAAGACAGGTTATATGTCACATCACCCCGGCAGCAGTGAGCATTGTTTCAACTGTGAGTACTTCAAAAAAGAAGAAAGCGGTTGTTCCGGTCCTCATATGAAGGAGCTTAGCGAGCGCCCAAGGCTTCCCAATGGAGATGTTAAAGTACACCCTGTTGCTTATTGCCGATTCTGGGAGGAAAAATAAATGCTAGGATTAGCACCAAAAAAGAAATCATCTGCGATTCCAGCCGAAACAGGGTCTATGTCCTCTACTCAGATGCCAAGTTGGATGTCTGGTGAGGCACCTACTACCCCTCCTAAAAAGAAGAAACCGAGAGTAGATTCGGGTGGACAGTTAAGTAGGTTCAGTCAAAGGATGGCATAACATGGCTTTAGGATTAGCACGACCAAAGTCAAAGTTGCCTAACCCATCTACTAATTTCAAGTTTTCAGGCAAACAAAATTACCTAGCAGAAGCTATGAACGCACCTTCTGCCAAGAAGGATAAATTACCATGGCAACGGGATTAGGCCGCACAAAACTGGACCCAAGTCCACAGCAACCTCCAATGTCTAAGAAGGACCAAAACCCATCGTCTTTTAAACGTGTGATCATGGGTATTCACAAAGGAAGTAACGCGCAGGCCACAAAGAAGCATGGCAATAACGGCGTCAACGTGTACTAAGGAGACGTTATGGCGATTGGCCACAAGCAGCATAAAGTTGATTTGGGAAGCAAAGGATCATTCAGTGTTAAAAAGGGTGGTCTCCATGATGCGTTGGGTATACCTCGTGGAAAGAAATTAACGGCTTCAGAGAAAGAACCTAAGCCGGGAGATAGTTCGCACGTGAAACATATGAAGGCATCGGCCAAAGGGTTCGCTGCTATGCACCACTAAGTAATGAGGAGAGTATATGGCCGATGTAATTGCAGAAGGCGCAGGCATAGAGCGTGACAAAAAGGGTGGCCAAGACTCTCAATCAGAAGACCCCAACGACAGTCCTCTTGGAGTTTACGCTTCGTTCCCGTATTCCCCGGAGCCTTTTGCTCAATTGAGCGAAGAGGCACGAGGGGCATTAATAGGGTTAGATAAGATTGCCACTCAAACTGATACATACGCACGACGTATGGAAGTGGAGCAAGCATGGGAAGCCCTACACTTTGAACGAGGGTACCAGCACTTGCTGCGCGGTAAGCGTGGTGGATGGGTTCTGCCTAATCAAGGGTCAGACTGGGGAGCTTCTGGTTCTAAAACCACCAGCACTACCTACGATACTAACGTGTATGGTCCTAAGGGTGATATCATTGTTGCCGCGTTGTCACGCGAAGTTCCAGTAGTTGAGTTTTTCCCAGCAAACCCAGACTACGGCCCAGATCAAGTAGCAGCAGCGGAAGCAGATCGCTTCAAAGATATATGGGCAAGAAACAATAACCTGCACGCGCTACTTGTAGACTGCGCTCGCATGTTCTGGAATGAAGGCCGAGTCCTTATGTGGACTCGCTACGAATTAAATGGACAGAAGTATGGGTTCGAAGGAGATGTTAAAGCACCTACGGTACCAGAGGATGAACTTGATCCTCCAGATGGCACGCCCACCGGACAAACCGAGTTAGATGATGTACTGGAACTTGAAACCTCCCAAGAAAAATCCTCAGGAGGCATAGAGGACCTATTAAATGCCGCAGGATCAGAAAGTGAAGACAAGAAGCCATTAGGTCGAGAAGTCACGACCGTTCACGGAAAACTTGATCATAAAGTTCCGATTGCGATTGATGATTTCCACGACATGCCATTCGTGCAATTATCCCTTGACTTGGATGTATCCACAGCAAGAGGAATGTTCCCATGGATAGCAAGCAAGATTAACCCCGGCACAGATGGCATGTCGGAGACGCAACTTGATCGCATCGCACGCGAGAACGTTAGACAAGCAGTACTCGGCGCATACGTTACGGGAGATTCTTTAGAGAGACACACCACTGTGAAGTTTACATGGTTCCGGCCCTCTATGTTCTTGGATCAAGGTGTAAGCGATGAAGCCAAGGCCGAATTGCTGGAAGCATTCCCCAATGGTGCACTGCTCGCACGTGCAGGCGCAGAGTTTGCATTTGCTAGAAATGAGAGCATGGATGATCACTTAGTGATTGGACACCCTCTCCCCGGTAAAGGACAGAACAGGCGTACGCTAGGTTCCGCACTCATCTCTATTCAGAAACGCATTAATGACTGGGTGGACTTGCTGGATGACTTCTTCAAAAGAACCGTCCCCAAGAAATGGATGAATAACGAAGCTTTCGATATGGAAGCCGTGAAGAACGAACCAAACGTTCCCGGTAGTATTGGGCCGTTCCAAGTTCAACCCGGACTGACAACGATGGATCAGTATATATTCGTGGAGCCGACCCCGCAGCCACAACCTGCGTTACCCGACTTCATCAAATGGTTCATAACTAATCTGTCAGAGGAAATATCAGGAGCACTACCTTCTTTATTTGGGGCAGCTACAGGCGAACAAACCGTAGGCAACCCACAAATACAGAGGGATCAAGCATTGCAGCGCATCGGATGTCCATGGAATAATATTCAGGACATGTTTGCTGGGGCTGCAGAGCAAGCAGTTCATTGTGCAGCAGAATGTAGAGATGGTAAGGAAATTAAGCAGAATATACCCGGAAAGGGAAACCTAACGGTTAACACTGCAAACTTGCTCGCTGGAAAAGTTCTCTGTTATGCAGAGAGCAACCCTGCGTTCCCTGAGTCTTGGCAACAGAAAGAAGCCAAGATAGAGAACATGATTTCCATGAGTGCTTCTAATCCGTTATTGGCTCAGTGGTTCCTAGGTCCGTCAAATTTGGCGGAAGTAGCCAGTGGATTGCGCATGAGTAAGTTCAAAGTAGTAGGTGCAACATCGGTAACCAAGCAGCGTAACGAATTTGAGGTTCTGCTGCGTAAAGGTCCGATGGACAATCCGCAGTTCTTGAATATGCAATCCGCCATGCAGAAAGCACAGGCGGGAGTACAGCAGGCGCAAGCAACGGGACAACAAGTTCCCCCCGAGGCGCAAGCAATGATGGCTCAGGTGCAGCAGACATTGAAAGCTACGCCTCCGCAAATCAGTACGGTTCCAGTTGCTCAAGACGAGAGCGAAAATCACATTGTAGAAGCTAACGAATGCTTCGAGTGGATGAACGATACGGACGGTCAGAAGTTTAAGAGTGGAACACCAGAGCAGAAAGCAGGGTACGCAAACGTACATCTGCATTGGCAGGAACATGTTGCTATGGCAAAGAAGATCATGGCGCAGAACAAACCACCGGATAAACCACCCAGTGAGAGTGTTTCGGCGGATGTCTCTAAGATGCCACCCGAGGTAGCTGTGCAATTGCTTGCTAAAATGGGCATCACGGCAACCCCGGCAACCTTTGCGCAGCAGGCTGATCAACAGCTTCAGCATAAAGTCGCGGCGAAAGCAATTCCGTCCGCATTGGAGCATAGCAACGAACCAGAAAGACCACAGACTCAAGCACCATCAAATCCCACAGCTTAGCGGCTGAGGGCCAGAGTAGGGAGCAGCCTGATACTGCTCCCTTCTCACCTTATCAGGAGGAAAATATGATTGTGTATTTGGTAACAAACAAGATAAATGGTAAGCAATATGTTGGACAGACAATAGGTGCTGCGGAAAAGCGTTGGTCTAAACACGGAAAGTTA